CCTTGGGCTGGATACAATATAGTTATCCTTACACTAATAAGAATTTGTGTGAGAAATATATTGGAGAATATAAAGATACATTATCTTTATCAATTAATAATCACTTTAAAAATAAGATGGTAAGCATTCAAAAGTTTGAGTGCATCACCAGAGATGAAGCAGTAGAACGCAATTCTAAACTAGGACATTAGGAGAAGACAATGGCTGATGAAGAACTAGACGAAAAAGATTTAAAGATTAAAGCTCTTGAAGAAGAACTTGAACAACATAAAAAATTATTTAATATACATAGGGCAGGGTTACAACCCTATCTTGATGGTATAGTTAAAGAGATAGTATCTAAATTACACATCGTATACAAGGAGAAGTAGATGTTTATAGTATTTTCTATGATAACAAATCTTATTTTTTACATAGACAACAAAGAGTTCTTTGATGAAGTACATCAACAGACAACCACTAACCCTGACCTGACCTGGAATTATGTGGGAAAACAAAGGGTTAACCCTAATGTTAAATCTATTACGTTAGGAGATGACTACATTTATTTTAGGTTGGAGGAGAAGTAAGATGAGTGTCATCGAAGGTAAGGTATGGGGTAGTACAGAACCTATACTGCAATCACCAGCCGTAGAAGTACATAGAATTAAGGTAGATCTTGGAGCGTATTGTTCACAACATAAGCATCAATCAAAGATCAATATGTTCTATGTTATCAGCGGTGAGTTAGAGATCCAGAGATGGAAAGACTATGGCTTATGTGACAGCACTCACCTGTTTGCTGGCGATACTTCTATCGTACCAGCAGGGGAGATGCATAAGTTCATAGCCCATCAGGAGACAGAAGCCTTAGAGATATATTGGGCTGAGTTAAATCATAATGATATCCAACGAACTAATGTAGGAGGAGCATCATATGAAGATAAGGAAAGTGAAAGTGTAATAAAAGACGGTTCAATACTAGGCAACTTATTTCCAAGGGAGGGATAAAATGGATATCTTATTGTTATTATTTTTATTATTATAAGGCGTAACTAAGGGGTTTTTTATGTCATATATTATAGTACACGTTGAGGATGCAAAGGATCTTCAATCAATGGAGATCCTACCAGACTCAGAAGGAAAAGGAGTGCAGCACTTTAATACTAAGATGGAAGCCTCTGAATTTCTTATGAAGATAGGGATGGGTACTGACCTATGGTTTAATAGAGACATACATATTGTGAGGCTACAATGAGAGTGTTAGTATCAGCTTTAGTATTTCTTTTTCTTTTAATGCCAACAGCCAAGGCAGATAATTTTAATTGTTTGGTTGAAGCTCTGTATCATGAGGCAAGGTCAGAGAGTATGCTTGCTATGCTTAGTGTAGCTAATGTAATACTAACAAGAAAAGAAAGTAGCAACTATCCTAATACAATATGTGGAGTAGTACATCAGGGGAAGTATTGGAAAGGCAATCCTGTCAGGGACAAATGCCACTTCAGCTATTGGTGTGATGGTAGACCAGAAAGGTTTACGGATATGGCAGGGTTAATTAAATCTATCAACGTTGCAGAAATGTCACTCAAGGGGATACAAGTAAAGCAGACAGTGGGTTCCACTCACTATCATGCAAGCTATGTTTCCCCCAGATGGGCATCAAACCCCTACTTTAAATCATTAGGTCAGGTAGGGACACACATCTTTTATCTTGACACATCTAATTAAATAGTGTAATATATAATTATATATAAAGGAATATATTATGAAATATATATCAATAATATTTCTAGTATTTTTATTAAACTCTAGTACTAGTATGTCAAAAGAAATTATATCTCAGGAAAGATGGGAAAATATTAATAAAGTATTGTCTTCTCCTGTTTCTTGTACCGATACGTGGATAGATATAGTAAAATTATTAGAAGGTAAATGTGCAGATGACAACTCAGACAGAGAAACTCAATAAATATATTCAGGTTTTAAAAAAACACTTGGAAGAAAAAGAGGAAACTATAATTAAGTTACGTAAAGAATTATCTGAATTAAATTATGTCAACGCTAACAAGAAATGGGCAGAGTTAGATGAGTAAAAATTTATGGCAGAAGGACAGGCAAAACTTATTTAGAGAATTGGTTAGACAATACAGTGAAGAAGGGTACACCCAGAAGGAGTCTAAAAAGTTTGCCAAGCGAGAGATTGATGAAATCATGGCTGACAAGGAAGACTTTGTTAGAAACTTATGGGGAGAAACTTTTGATGAAGTCTGAATGGGAAGTTATTCTTGATAGAAATACAGAAAAGATTTCTGTAGGTAAGTTTAAAACTAAGAGAGAAGCAGAGGAACAGGTAGAGTATCGCTATACCTTATGCAGACATCTAGGGTATGATCCTGACTTGACTTATCGAATAAGAAAGAGTAAACCAAATAAACAACAGGAGATTTAAATGGCTACTCAATGGCCGAATAGAGGGACTTGTCCTGAGTGTGGGGCAAGTAATGCAAATGTTCAACATGAAGATGGACATTCATTTTGTTTTAGTTGCGAGACACGATTTGGTAATGAAGAAACTAAGAACGCTCAGATTATTCCTATGTCAGAGAAAAGCTCTGAGTACTGTAAAATGAAAGGAATGATAGACGCTATACCTGATCGTATGATAGCTAAAGATACTGTTAAGAAGTTTAATACTCAAGTCAAGAAGACAGGTAGTAATATTACCCATCATATCTATCAGTACTTTGATGCTGATGGAAATCATATAGCAAATAAAGTAAGGGAAGTAGTAGGTAAAAAGTTCTGGTCTGAGGGTAGTCTATCCAATGCCTTACTTTTTGGGCAGAACATATTTAATCAAGGCGGTAAGTATATCACTGTATGTGAGGGAGAGATAGATGCTATGTCTGCCTATGAGTTAATGGGCAGTAAGTGGCCTGTTGTCTCAATCAAGAACGGTGCGCCATCAGCCTTGGATAACTGTAAGAAAGCTTTCGATTATCTTAACAAGTTTGAAACAGTTGTCTTATGTTTTGATAATGATAAGCAGGGAAGGGAAGCATCTAAAAAAGTAGCCCAACTCTTTGAACCTAACAAGTGTAAGATTGCCAACCTAGAACTAAAGGATGCAAATGAGTATTTAAAAACAGGACAAAGAGAAAAGTTTACTCAGGCATGGTGGAACTCTAAGCCTTATACTCCAGCAGGTATAGTTAATCTTGCCGATCTGGGGGATAGTCTCTATGAAGAAGAGTATTGTGAGACTTGTCCTTACCCTTGGTCTAAGATGAACGAGAAGACCTATGGTATACGTACTGGTGAACTTGTTACATTCACCAGTGGGGCAGGGATGGGCAAGAGTAGTGTTATCAGAGAACTAATACATCATGTTATGACCAGTACTCTGGATAACATAGGGCTTCTTTGTATGGAAGAGAATACTAAAAATACAGCATTCAATATCATGTCTGTTGAAGCCAATGCCCGACTGTATATTAAAGAGATTAGGGAAAAGTATACCAGAGAACAACTGAAGGGATGGCAAAAGAAAACTATTGACAGTAAAAGGTTCTATGCCTTTGATCATTTCGGTTCTGTATCTAATGATGAGATACTGGACAGAGTAAGGTACATGGCGAAGGGCTTGGATTGTAAGTGGATATTTCTGGATCACCTCTCCATACTCATATCAGGGAACGAAGAGTTTGGGGATGAGAGAAAGTCTATTGATGTTCTTATGACTAAGTTAAGATCCCTTGTAGAGGAGACAGGTGTGGCTCTGTTGCTTGTCTCTCACTTGCGTAGGCCAGCAGGAGACAGAGGCCATGAGGATGGCAGAGAGATAACCCTGTCGCATCTTAGGGGATCTGCCAGCATAGGTCATCTATCAGACAGCGTTATTGGATTGGAAAGAAATCAACAGGCAGAGGATGAGATGGAAGCTAACACTACTACTCTTCGTATCCTTAAGAACCGATACACTGGGGATACAGGCATAGCTTGTCATCTACATTACAATAAAGAAACAGGTAGAATGACACAGGTTGATAATCCTTTTATGGAGAATGATGATGCCTCTTAAAAATAATTATAAATGGAGTTGGGAACAGTACGAAGGACAAACATATAATCAAAAGTATTATCAAAAGAATAAAGAGAGTATTCTTGCATACGGTAAACAATGGTATCAGGATAATAAAGAATATTCTAGCCAACGAAATAAAAAATATATAGAAGGACACAAAGAAAGATTAAATAAATTGAAGAGAGAAAGAAATAAAAAAGCTTGGGGAGATTTTAATGATCCCTACTGGTTTAAACGAAGGTGTTCAGCTATAAAAACTAGAGCCAAATCTTTTAATTTAGATTTCGATTTAGATCCTGAATACTTAAAAAGTATATTTCCCAAAGATAAAAAGTGTCCAGCTTTAGGACTACCCTTTATAATAGGAAGTAGATATGTTAAAGGAAAAGAGAAACATCAAACGGTATCTCTGGATAGAATTAATAGTAATAAGGGATATATAAAAGGTAATGTACAGTGGGTAAGTTTTTTAGCTAATACTATTATGACAAATGCTACACCAGATCAGGTGATAAAGGTAGGCAAACACTTTAAAAAAATACTGGAGAATAACAATGAAGAAACCCTTTAGTAAAACAACATATGACATAGCCGATACGACAGCCAAGAAACATATGATTGGATGGTTAGAACATACTCAACCAAGATGTACCGTTAATTCTAAAGAGACTACTTACTTTGACCTGACTGTTAAGACAGATGATGGAGGAGATGCACAACTCTATGAAGTGGAAATAAAGTATGCATGGAAAGAAGAGTGGCCCGATACATGGGATGAATTACGTATCCCTCATAGAAAGAAAAGATTACTGGATAAGTGGAAGGAAGATTACAGACATTGCTTGTTAACTTTCATAGTTTTTAATCATGACTGTAGTAAGGCATGGCATATAGATGGAGATACGG